ATATTGTTGCATTGAACACCTATACAGAACCGTTCCTCAGCATGCGGGCCAATGATCAAAGAGTTATTATTGAACAGTTGCTGGGTATTACACTTCTAAGTGAAAAAGCAGATGCACTCAAAGAACTGATCAAACAAACCAAAGATTTAGTCACACAAGAATCAGCAGATATTGAAGCGGCAAAACGTAGCAATGACAAAATCCAACAAAGCGTTGACAGTTTGATCACAAGACAAAGTGCTTGGAATACTCAGCATGATCAAGAACTTGAAAAGATGGGCAGGGCCATTGTGGAGTTGGAGAGTGTGGATATTGAAGCTGAGCTTGCGAAGCATGCGGAGCTCAAAGCTCATGACGAAAAGTCAGCGAAGCTGAAAAGCCTAAATAAGGAACGTGCTACGTTAGATAGCGCGACAGCGCAAGCGGAGCGAAGCGTCACAAAGTATGACGGCGAGCTCGCCAAACTGGCAAACAAGACCTGTCACGCTTGTGAACAAGAATTGCATGATCACAAGCACGAAGAAATGACTACGTTAGCGCAGGGCCATTTAGATGAAGCTAAAAAGTATTTTGACAAGGTCTCTAAAGATCGTGCTAAAATACAGGCTGAAATTACTGCTGTCGGTGAGGTCGCAACTCGACCGGACACTTACTATGACACCGTTGAGCAGGCTCTTAAACATCAGAACAATTTAAAAACCTTGGAAACTAACCTTGTAATTAAAGACGGGGAGACAGATCCTTATCAAGAGCAAATTGACGAACTGCGGCATACTGCTATCCAAGAAATCAACTGGGACCGTGTTAACGAACTTACACGTCTTAAAGAGCATCAAGAATTCTTGCTCAAGTTATTGACAAGCAAAGATTCGTTTATACGTAAGAAGATCATAGATCAAAACCTAGCGTATTTGAACAACAGATTAACCTACTATTTAGACAAGATGGGTTTACCCCATACTGTTCTATTCCAGAATGATCTTACAGTTCTAATAACACAGCTAGGGCAAGACTTAGACTTTGATAATCTAAGTCGAGGAGAGCGTAACCGTCTTATCTTGTCACTATCGTGGAGTTTCCGTGATGTATGGGAAAGTTTATATCAGCAGATTAACTTGTTGTTTGTGGACGAACTTATTGACAACGGCTTAGATGCGTCGGGTGTTGAGGGTGCGTTAGCTGTGCTTAAAAAGATGGCACGTGAACGCAAGAAAAATATATTCTTGATCTCGCATAAGGATGAATTAATTGGTCGTGTTAATAACGTACTAAAAGTTATTAAAGAAAATGGCTTTACCAGTTATGCTAACGATTTGGAGATCAATGAGTAATGCATCAGGATGAAGAACTGCATGCGGAAATCATGCGACTATTCAGATTATACTTTGAGCAGAATCAAAAATGGCTCAATGAAGGCACTAAAAGAGCGGGTATGGATACTCGCGCACTACTATCAGAAATCAGGCGAGTATGTACTAAACGGCGAGCTTCTATAATGGAATGGCGCCGCTGGAAAGACATAGACATGGCAGAAAAAAAGGCACGTAAACACAATCAAAAAGGCTCGGCCAGTGAGGACTAGACTGCTAACTAATGCATGTCATGGACTTACGAGAATCAATTAATAGAACTGCTTCCAGAGGACTGTATAGGATTTGTATATCTTATAACAAATGTTCTCAGCGGGCGTAAGTACATAGGCAAAAAACTAGCAAAATTCTCTAAAACGACCTACAAGACTATAAAGTTAAAGAACGGCACAAAGAAAAAGAAGAAAATTCGTAGCAAAATTGACAGTGATTGGCGTGAATACTACGGTAGCTCACCTGAACTAAGCAAAGATGTTGCGGAATTAGGCACACACAACTTCACTAGAGAAATACTTTTCTATTGCAAATCCAAGGCAGAATGCTCTTACATAGAGGCTCGTGAGCAGTTTAGTAGACGAGTACTAGAATCAAATGACTATTATAACGGTCATATTCAAGTACGTGTACATGGCTCACACATAAAGAAACTTCAAGAAAACTAGGCAAAATAACGCCAAATAAGCCCGCACAGGCGACAGTATTGTGCCCCGAATCCGTTCTGATGTGTGACGGCAGGGAACTCTAATTGGCGTAGAGTAGCAGTTTCACTACCCGCAAGGATGACGATCAGATACGCCTCTAACTGATTTGAACTGTAAGAAATAAGACTTTGACCAGGCTAAGGAGGGGATAAGAACCCCGCGTTTGTGTGTATGTTAGCGTATATTCACAAACCGCCGTTGTATATAAAGACTCTGCTCGTGGTACCGGACAACCGCCACTGTAATGCAGTAACGCTAGTGTGACATGTTCAACTCGGATAATGTTAACATTTTTGCCCGCCAGGGCAAAGTGTGACTGAACAATCTGGATAATATTTACAGTGCTTCGCACTTGATTGCTCTATCAAAGAAAGACAGTATGTGTTTGAGCGCAAGCGAAAAACACAGAAGAACGTAGTTCTTCTTTATAAATACACTACGATGAGAATAGTGTTATGAAAACCCTTAGAGATTATATCGATATTATTAATGAGTTAAACGCTGATGGATCTAGTGATGGCATGACACTTATGCCACAATCTGAGTATGATAAACTGCCTAAAGTTGATGCTCATCAGTCTCAAATGTTACCCGGAGTTGCTACACTACAGGGCAATGCCTATATGTATCAAGGTAGACCATTTACTATTAAGCCAGGTCCTCATAGATCTGATGCTGATATGGTCAAAACTGCTGATGGCAAAACCATATGGCTTAACAGTGAGATGACTGGCAGTAAAACATTCAACGTGGCCTACACACAGTAAATACTACTATGAAAATTATTGATATCATTCAAGTTAAAGAAGATGCAAGCGGCATGCGTTATTTGTGGGGCGGTGCTATAAATGGCATACGAGATATAGGGTCATGGGGTATAGAGCGTGTTGCAAATTTAATCGGTCGTGGTGCTAATTGGCGTAAAGCAGAAATAATCGCGCCAGAAATAATTACTAAAGAGACTGGTGCTGGTAGAAACTTTACCCGTGATCAGATTGAAAAACATATTATAGATACTGATCCTCTTGTGAGAAATGCATTAGATGAAGCTCAGCGGGCAAAGCAGGCATATATTGATCATCAATATACTGTTAATCCAGCAACAGCAAGAGCACGTTTTGGAACAGCTGACCCACCTGTTGCAAGATTAACTCAAACAGAAACTGACACTATCTTAGCTAAACCAGAATTTAAACCTAGTAATAAATTAGTTGACGAAGTCGAACACCAGGTGAACACTGCAAGAAGTGAAGCTAGACGAACTCAAGCCACCCGTGCTGTACAACCTCTCAAAGACGCAGTTAAAAAATTATTTGAACTTGGAATTCCAGCGGCCATGGCCTCACAAGTAATAGCACCTTTTACAGAGTATTATGAAAAGGTTAAAATAGCAGACAAGTGGCTTGCTCACGGCCAGCCCCCAGACGACGGTCATCCTACTAAAATAAAAACTGTGGAAGAATGGTATGTATGGTACTGCGATGAGGCACTAGGTGAAGCTATTATTAAAGCTGGTACTGCCTTTGCGTTAGCGGGAATTACTGTAAAGTGGGGCGCCCCAGCTGTAGCTGGTTTGTTTAAATATTTTAAGGTTGGAGAAAAGTGGGCGGCTAGAATTGAATCTGGTTCAGTTCTAATAAGCGCGGCAGTTATATCTAAAATGTTTTCCGAAGAGAATAATGCGGTGTTTGGTGGATTTTTTGCAAACATCTTTGGCTATGATGTCAACAGATTTGTTGGCAATACAGCTAGAGCTCTGACGGGTAATGGCCCACTCGGCGAGGCAACTCGAAACGTGCTTCATTTTGTTGGCAAAGGACCAACATTGATGGCTGAACTTGTTAGACAATGGGCAACATTTGAAACTGGAGCTGATGACTTGCAAAAAAGAGCTCAAGGTAAACCAGTTGATAAGCCGGCAGCAACTACTACTACACCTAGTGGCGCAACAGTGTCAGGGGATTGGAACTAAACATGACTCGCAAAGTAACTGTTACATTTGACGATGGTACTCAAAAAGTATACACTGGTATACCGGATGCTGAAAAGCCTGCTACAATTGAAGCAAAGGTAAAACAAGAATTTCCCAACAAGAAGATTAAAAATATTCATGGCGAAAAAGAAGCGGCCACAACTGCTGTAGTGCCTGTTACACCTGTAGTAACACCAGCACCTGCAAACGGTGATCGACCAGCAGTTGATGTTAGGAAAGGTGACCCAAACACAGATAAAGATGCACAAGCAGGTTTTATTGATGTAGGCGGCGGATGGATGAAAGACAAGGCAACAGGACAGGTCTATCCAAAGATACAAGAGTCTCGTTAAATTAACGGCATGTTAGTAGTAGACGTTGCTTCAATGTTTTCTTTAATCACGGTATATATGGCTTCTCGATCTTCAAAGCTGTAGATATACATTAGATCATTTACAGTAACGCCTCCCCGCATGTACCAGCTTATTCTAAATAACTCTTCTTTAAATTTTTTAGCTTCATTATCAAGCCTAACTAGATATGCTTGCACTTCTTCGGGAGATTTATCTGTTAGGCTTTGACGAAAAAATTTGCGTAGTCTAACTCAAGATTTAAATCCATTTCATGTTTGCATTCGTCATTAGCACATACTACTGGAAATAGTGGCATTGCCATTTTTTCTTGATTAGTTTCGATATGTTTTTTAATAGCATCAAAAATCTCTCCATCGCAGTTGTTCATCCACTCATCAATAAAACTACGTTCTGTTACCACAGCTGAACCTACTTCAACACTTTCAATACTACTGGCATATAGATTTTTTTGTATAACTGCTAATTCTTCAAATAATCCAACAAAATGTGGTTGTTGTTCTTCAAGTTTTTCAAGTTTTTCAATCTGCACTAGTTTTTGTTGTAGCTGAAAATTACTAATATTAAAATCAGTCCGTTGTTTATAAGTCAACGGTTGCGTTTTAATAACCACATCTTTTAATACTAGTTTATTTTCATATTTACAATTATTATAATGTTCCACGACTCGAGTTAAATCTAAATCAAAAGTATGAAGATTTTCACATTTAGGACAACTATGACTAATGGAAATAATATTTCCGTAAGTGGCAATGCGAATAGCCGCAAACAGCAACGGCGTATCGATGGTTGATAATTCCCAAGCATTTTTTACAGTAGGACAGCAACTTTCTAAAATTGATATAGTGCTTTGTCCAGTCATTAAAGCATCGGGAGTTTTAATTATAATCTCATCCATACCAGACATTCCATATATAGGCATAGCTGTGAGATCTCCTTGTAAGATTCCAGGTTTATTGTAAATTCCCTGGCTAGGTAAGTTTACAAAGATTTTTGGTTGTCTAAAAAATTGCTGTAGTGGATTTTGAGCCATGTTTGTCTCCGGATAAATATAGTATCAAGTATTTATATACGTATATTTTCAGGATAATATTATGGCCAAGAATATCGGCGAAATGACATGGGACGAGTTTAAGAGCAATTTTGCTACTAAAGTAGGAGCAGCCAGTGATGCGTCTGTTGCTGACAATGCCGCAAATAGCATAAAGTGGGGCGCTCTACTCGAAGGTACAGGAAAAGCAGCCATAGCTTTAAACAACGTTGGCGAAACTGGTAAAGAAGCCGCTAAAGGTCTAGCACTTGTAGCAAATTATATTCCAGGTATTGGCACCACACTGAATAAGTTTATTACTGGAGCTGATGATCTTAGACTGGCAAATATTAAAAATGCCCAAGACGGACTAGCTACTGGCGTATTATATGGCGAACTTAATTATAAAACACAAGCATTAGGTCTATCTCAAGATGCTTATAGAAAATTGTTAACTAACAGTGGTGGTGCTCTTAACGGTATTGGCATGACTGCAGACATGGGTTCTAAACGATTGTTAAATTTAGGTGTAGCAACGCAGGAGCTGGGTGAAGAGTTTATTAAAAATGGTAATATTTCATCTGAGCAACTGGCTCGAACTACTGCCCTATCACAATATGGATCAAGAGTTAATTTAGATAATGCAGCGACAATGAAGGAATCTGCAAGTGCCTCGCTGGCACTAGCTAAAGAAATTGATTCAGTAGTTAAAGTAACTGGTAGAAATAGAGATGCCATAATGGGAGAGTTAGAAGAACGATTAAAATCTCCTGTAGTTCAAAGTGCGCTAAACATGGCCACTGAAGACCAACGTAAAGGTATTATTCAAAGTCAAGCACAACTATCTGGAATGGGTAAAGGTGTTAGCGACCTTAGTGCTACTCTAGCAATTAATGGTAGATTGACTAAAGATCAACAGATGCAGTTGCAGACATTAGGGCCGGCAGCTGGAGAATTCCAACGTGCTAGCCGTATGGCAGCATTAGCAGTAGGTGAACAACAGCAAAGACAAGCGGCTGATGCTATGGCAGCGGCTAGGGCAAAGATTTCAGAATATCAAGCTAGTCAACAATTTGCAAACGCAATGAAAAATTCTACTCCTGAAGTAGCACAGTATTATCAGAAAGCATATCAAGAAAATCAAGAGCGAGGTCGGGTTGCGGCTGCAATGCGAGAAACCGGAATGGATGCAGTTGGCGCTCGGGCCCAAAGCGCGGTACTTGCAGGTAGAGATCAAAAGGGCGTAGGTGCTGATGGGATGCCACTAGCTGAACGACAAATTGGTAAGGAGATTACATCGGCACAACTTAACGCCCAGATCGAAGCTGCCGGCATGGGCAAACAACTGTCCCTACTTAATATAGAAATGGGGAAATCGCCTGACATTATAGAAAAAATTCGCACTAGCCTCGGTACACTTCTCGGTAAGGGCGGCACTCTTGATGAAGCGTCTGCACGATTTGAAGGTGAGCGCAAGGAAATTTTTGACAAGTTTCGTAATGATGCGATTCAGGTTGAAAAGACAACAGCGGCGAAACCAGTAGATCAAGTATTGTTACCAACACCACCTATTAGAGAAACCCCGCCAGGTGGCAAACTTGCTGATGGTACTAAATCTAGTTTTGGTGATTGGTTTGGAAAAGACTTTGGTAGTGGCATGATGGCACAACTTCACGGCCAGGAAGCTGTGGTGCCACAGGGAAAAATTGGTGAGTTTATCAGCGACATGATGAGCAAGATACCTAAACCGGGCGGGCAACAAGATCAAGGTAATATGCCTAGCATGCCTAGCATGCCATCATCTGCTTCGATGCAAGGCCAGTCTATGGACTCTAAAACCATGAACGACTTGCACAAACAACTGGTTGACTTAAATACAAGTATAAAAGATGTAGCTACGAAGATGTCAAATGTGTCAGATAATACTGCGTACACAGCCAAATACACCAAAGCGGCAACTGGCAATCGTAATGCTTAAGGATAATATTAAATGAGTTGGAAAAAATACTTTACACCAGTCCCAGTTAATGGAGAATTACTAAGCCCTATCAGTGGACAGAACAGTAATGCTCGCCCTGGACCAGCTCAAACTAACTATTCAAGTTATCTTCCTGACATTTATACAGGCAGTCCTAATCGTATTGAACGCTATGCTCAATATGAAACAATGGACAGCGATCCTGAAGTCAATGCCGCACTAGATATCCTAGCAGAATTCTGCACACAAAAATTAAAAGATAACAAAAGCCCATTCGCAGTTAAATGGCGTAGTCGAGCTACTAATTCTGAGATTAAGATTCTAGGTGAATACCTACAGCAGTGGAACAAACTACAAAAGTTTGACACACGTATTTTCCGTATCGTTCGTAATGTATTCAAGTATGGCGATGCTTTCTTTATTCGTGATCCTGAAACACAATCTTGGTCATGGGTAGATACTAGCAATGTTGTAAAAGTTATTGTAAACGAAAGTGAAGGTAAAAAACCTGAGCAGTATATTATTAAAGATCTAGCACCTAACTTTGAAAACTTAGTTGCCACCCAAATTACACCTACAGTTAGCTCTAAACCAGGCAGCGGCACAGCAGGACAAAGAGGATACCTAGGACAAGCTGGCTCAGGCGGTGGTGGCACTGGACGTTCGGGCCCTTATAACAATAGTACAGGCAGTAGATTTGGTCTAAATCAGAAAGAAGAAGCAGTTGATGCTAAACATGTTATACATTTAAGTTTAAGTGAAGGCCTAGATCAAAACTATCCGTTTGGTAACAGTTTGCTTGAAAACATTTTTAAAACATACAAGCAAAAAGAACTGCTTGAAGATGCTATTCTAATTTATCGTATACAACGTGCTCCGGAACGTAGAGTATTCCACATTGACGTAGGTAACATGCCAGCTCACTTGGCAATGGCATTCGTGGAACGTGTTAAGAACGAAATACATCAACGCCGTATTCCAAGCCAAACAGGTGGCGGCCAGAACGTTATTGATTCAGCATACAATCCTTTAAGCATTAACGAAGACTATTTCTTTCCAACAACAGCAGAAGGCCGAGGATCTAAAGTAGATACACTACCGGGCGGTACTAATCTAGGTGAGATTGACGACTTAAAATACTTTACCAACAAGCTGTTCCGTGGTCTACGTATACCATCAAGCTATTTGCCAACAGGTGCAGACGATAGTCAAGCAAGTTTTAATGACGGTCGTGTGGGTACAGCATATATTCAAGAACTACGCTTTAACAAATACTGCGAACGACTACAAGCATTGATTACAAGTGTATTTGATGAAGAGTTTAAGATGTTTATGTACGGTAAAGGTGTAAACATCGATTCAAGTTTGTTTGAATTAATGTTTAATCCTCCAATGAACTTTGCTAGTAGCCGTCAAGCGGCAATGGATACAGAGCGCATAAACACATTTAACACTATTCAAGCAGTACCATTTGTTAGCAATAGGTTTGCTTTGAAGCGTTTCCTAGGCCTAACAGACGACGAAGTAGCAGAAAACGAACGCATGTGGGCTGAAGAAAACGGCCACGGTACTCCTGTAATGACAGATGCCGCTGGAGAATTACGATCAGCAGGTCTAAGTGCCGCAGGCATTGAAGGTGACATGGGAATGGCAAGCGATTTATCAGCACCAGAAGAAATGACCGGCGAAGAAGGTATGGGAGCACCTGGATCATCACCAGGAAATGCCGCGCCAGGAGGGGCTGCTCCGGGCCCTGTAGCATAAATATTGCTATGATACTTAGAGAATTGTTTTATATTGATCCCGACTCACGCAAAGTTGCCAACGATTTGCGCTACGATGCTGGCCGTGATAACAGTACTATGCACCGTAGCGACACACGTAAAACAAGATTAACTCTAAGACAAATCAACGAACTACGCAAAAGTAGTGAATCACATATACTAGAGCAAGAATTAGAATTAGAATTTATCCACACAATGTATGCGGCACCTCCCCCAGCCGCAGCCTAATTTTAAAAAATAGATAAAAACTGACTGTTTTTAGCCTATATCTACCCACTTTTGTAATATTAGTGTAAATATATTACAGCCTTGTATCAATTCACATCACATTAAATAGGAGATTAAACATGACTGACCGCGCACAATTTGAAGCTATGCTTGAAGCTTTGATCAACGAAGATCAAGAAACAGCAAAAGAAATTTTCCACAATATCGTAGTAGGCAAAAGCCGCGAAATCTACGAAGAATTACTAGAATCCGATTTTAGCAAAGATCAAGGTAATCCTTATTCTTCTGGCGATAGCGAAGAAGATGACGATAGCGAAGAACCTGATGATTCAGAAATGGATGATACCGAAGCTGATGACAGCGAATCTGATGACAGCGAAACTGATGACAGCGAAACTGACGACAGCGAAGAAGATCCGTTTGCAGACGAAGAAGGCGAAGAAGGCGAAGGCGATATTGAAGATCGCGTTATGGACCTAGAAGATGCCTTAGAAGACCTAAAAGCAGAGTTTGAACAACTATTGCAAGGCGAAGAACACGAAGAAGAAAATAATCCAGATATCCACGGCGGCGCATTAGACGGTATGGATGGTATGGACGGTGGCGACATGGGTGGCGAGCCAGACATGGTAATGGAATATACAAAGCCAGTCAAAGCTCCAACACACGGTGACAACGGTGTACAAAATCGTTCAACAGTAGC